TTGAATATTAGAAACTAAAGTACTTAAGGCTAAGTTAGTAGCACTTAAAGTATACTGAGGATGGTCATTGTCCCCTAAACCTATTATCACTCCGTGATCTATTTCATTTTGCTCAAAGTGAATTGTAGTATCAGCAATGTGCGTATTTACGTCATTTGATACGGCCGTAGCAAAAGCACTAAGATTTGTATTAGTAGCACTTAAAACATATTGTGGGTGATCATTAGCGGATAACCCTACTAAAAGATTGTGTACAGTAACGCCCGCAGGAGAGGTAGAAGGGGTCCAATCTGTACCATCCCAAGTTACAACTTGTCCCGTAATAGGAGAAGTTATATTAGTATCGGTTAATGCTGAAAAAGCTGTAGCTCCTCCACTACCCAAAGAACATACGTCAATGTAGTTTTGAGTTACAGAGGAAGCTTGTTCAGCCGCTAATGCATTTACCGTACCAGAAAAGTTATTAGTGCCTGTACCACCATACTCAGTAGCGATTGGCTCTGCCGCAGTATAGGCACCTAATTTGTCTGGTCGGTTATCACTATTAAGCTTAGCGTAAACCGGAATCTTTGTCATTAATCAACCTCTTGAATCGGAAGCTTAGAGTTCTTATCTTCCTTTGGTTTTCCCTTAGCTTTTGGATTTTCTTTCTTTGCAACAGGAGCTTCCTCGGTTGGAGCAGAGTTATCTGGAATTCCAATCTCAGCAGCTAGGTCAGCTAACATATTCTCTAGGTCTATTACATCTTCCAAGGTTCTCTTTTGATCCTGTGGATTTGGGGCGACGGCACCTTTACTTGCTTGGGCCGCCGCGTCTTCTTTTTTTGATGGAATTCCGGCCTCCGGTGGAACTTCCCCACCTTCCTCTGGAGGTAATTCTGTTGGCGGAACCTGCTCTTGAGCGTTAGGTTTTGCAACTGGTTTGGTTGATTTTGGCTTGGATGTCGGCTCTTTTCCGGCGGACTTCTTGCCCATCTTTGCACCTTTTTCCATTGGAGGGGCTTCTTCGCCTTCTCCACCTTCAAGTCCAGACTCCAAAGCTTCCTTATCGACACTCTCTTCTGAGTCCATTTGGCCTACAGAAGTTTCTACTCTTTTCTTGATATTACCAAGTAAAGACTGGGCGTTGTCGATGTTCTTAACTATTCTCTTAAGGTTCATCTTACCTTTAGGTTTAGCCACTTCCTGTTGAGCCTCAACCAAGACTTCAGCGTAGCCTGCATCAGAGAATAGTTCGAAAACATAATCGTTAACGTCGATAGTCTCAACACCTGATTTACTCTTAAGCATGTTGCCCATTTCTGATAGGACTTGCTTTAGTACGCTTCCTTTTGGAACTATTCTTGTCAAAGCTTCAAATATTACTATTTGGGTATTGACCAAGCTCTTGAATGTTGGCGGCTCTTTGAGATTCTGAATATCGACACCATACTTCTCGTTGATTGAATCAATGAAGAGCTTCTTGGCTTCTTTCTTGATTTCGAAGATTCTAGCGACGTGGGCATGGATATCAGACTCATTGATACCAATACCATCAGCTTTACCGAGACAATTAGTTATAGTTTCCATCAAAGCCTTTTTGGAGACTAGAGCTAAGTAAGGAACCTCTTTCAAGGCTTCGAACAAGCTTTCTAGAACTACTTCATCGCTTTCGAATACGGTATTGGCAAGAGCGATTACTTTTTCGTTCGTAGCCCAAATGGTATCAAAGTCTCTCTTGGACTCCAATAGTTCTTTCTTGACTAGCTCTTGACGGCAAATCATCTCGTAGATTGAATCCCCAGTACCATTAACTAATCGGTACGAACCACCTTCGTTAAGATCTTCGTAGGACAATCTAGGGAAGTTGAAAGCCTGGGAGACGGTATTAGAGAGGTTGACAGCGTTTCGAATCTCGGCAATGTTCTTAACCTTGTCGAAGTTATCTTCTAAAAACTCTTGAAGTTGTGGAGTAACTTCTAATAGTTTTTGAAACTGATCCGTGTCTACGATCTTTTCAATCAACGCTAGGCGCTCTCTCTTTTCTACAAGCTTTTCCTGTAGAGAATTAAGTTTGAGCCTGTTACGCCAAAGAGATAGAACCTCTTCGAAAGAATCTTCAGCTTTGGTATATTCGCTGTAATAGATTCCTTCTACTAGATTACCTATACGCTCTTTAACGTATCCGTCGAAGACTTCACCGTTATTGAAGACCTCAGACTCTTGGATAGTGATATTGGTTAGTTCAATATCTTTGTCCAAGGAGTAGGTTCCGGTTATGATCTTACCACTTTCGGTAAGGTAATTAACTTGAGCATTGGCTGAATCAATGGTAAAGATACAGACATTTTCTCTCAAGGAACGTCCTAAGCAATCACCTAACTTGATTAGGTTGGTTATAGTTTTATCTCGGCTTTCGAATAAATGGTCAAACATAATTTTACTCCACTGATTATTTAGTCTCTATTTTTAATCTCTACTAAGGATTCTTGGGTTTTTTCGATCGCCCTGTCTAGAATCTCTCTATCCTTCTCTTCGGTGATATATCTGGATAGCTTGCTTAAAACGAACGATCTACCTTCCTTTTGGGAGTTTGGATTGTTCTCTTGAGGCTCCTGACCGCCTGCTTCTCCATAACCAGCATTTCCACCAGGAGGAGCTTGTCCAGGTTGAGGAGGTCCACCCATTCCAGGCATCATCCCTTGTTCAGCCTGTTTTTGGGCCATCTCCTCCTGTTCCTGTTCTAGTTCTGTCATTATTCTCTCAATCTCGTCTTCAGACATATCGTAATACTGTCGGTAGATTTCTTTGTTCGAGAATAATTGTAAACCCTTAACCGCCTGAATAACTCTGGTTTTTTGCTCGTCCAAGTCTAGCTTTCTCTTGGCCGACATATCAGAAGGCTCAGGGAGTTCTATTCTAAGCTCTTTGATAAGTCTTGATGGGTAGCCCTTTAATTGAAGGTGTCGTTTAGCAATATTCTCTAAACCGACCTCAACATTCATCTGGACACGCTTAATCGCTCTGGCGAACTTAACGTCCAACTGAGACAAGTTAGCTTTACGTTCTGGGGACTTGTCCTTCTCTACTATGTAATCCTTTGGAATTTTTAACATAGCAAGAAGCTTATTTTGGAAATATCTTACGTCATCAATATCACCTAGGTTTTGAGCACCTGGTAGAGTATCAATCTTAGACGTACTTCCCTGTCTCATTGGAACGTAGAAGTCTTCATCTACGGAAGGAGGATTATATCTGGCATCTACTGTTCCCTTAGAACTATTGTAATACGCTTGTTTCTTGAAGTTTTGCTTTACTCGTTCAACATAAGCTTCAGCCTTAGAGGTTGGAAGAGCACCAGTGTCAATATAAAATATTCTACGCTCAGGGGCTCTAGAAAGACGATAAATCATCATAGCGTCTTCCATCATTCTTAATGACCGGAAGGTACTGTGACAAGCTGCTACTATGGATTTACCGTAAGGGTAGAAGTTAGGATCTGAGGTGTGAAGTCTAAAGTGGATGATCTGATTCTTGTCTAGGTCAATATACTTAGATGGGTTCTGATCAAACGAGTTGTACCCATAATCATTATCGTCTTTAGGGATTTCCTGTAAGAACTTCTTTAAGTATCCGTACTTATTCTCTATACGGATAATGTAAGTTGGGTCTAGGACTTTAAGCTTCTTTAAACCCTGTTCTGGTTTAGTAACATCTAGAACTAGTTCTAGGAAACAATCACCGAACTTACAGGAGTTTCTTATAATGTCCCAAAGGAATCTTTCTAGCCTAATAGTTTCAAAGAGGCTTTCGACCTCTTTAACCACCATCTCGCTTTCAGACTTAATTTTCCACTTCTCGTTCTTTGGACCTCTCTGGCTAGCATCGTCAGCATAAATATCAAAAGCTGCTGCGATCTCAGGGTAGCCATCCATCTCCTCGTAATCACGATAACGCTTTCTTCTATTGTATTCCCCTTGGGCTAGAATAGCGGTTGAGCTTCTGGAACCGGCAGCATGGCCTTCGAAAGGATCTTTATTGACCTCGGTATTGGTAATGGTATCACCACCTTCCGTGGTTGCAACACCAGTATCCATTTCCTGCTCTAGTTCTTTAGCAGCAGGAGAAGCAAAGAAGCTAGCAAAGAATCTACGAATAGGGCCAAAAAATCCAGGGGTTGTTGGGGTTGATCCAGCAAATTCCGTAAAATTCTCGTCTAGCTTTTTATTTATTTGTTGAACCATTCAAAATCTTCCTCCAACATAACTCCATAAGTACCTTTGTTATTTACTCTTGAGATTACTGGATAATCAGGAATTTTCAGATTTTTAGTATCAACAGAGTAATCTATCGGCGTAGAGTTCTTAACATCATTATAAACATGGATCGCAATAGCCAGGCTCATAATAAGGTCGTCGGTATATCCTTCATCAGCTTCGACCTTACCTGTATCGGTTATAATAAAAGTGGAAAGCTCATCACAAGTTCTAGTAGAGTTAATTTTAACCTTATTAGTTCTAATGGCGTCTTCCATGTTGGATAGAATAAAGTCTCTAGATTTATTGGATACTTGGAAACCAAAATCGCCTTTATCGTCCATCCATAGGTTCTCGTACTGGTGATAAGTAAAGAGCCAGTCTATAACATTGGAGCCGATTCCGTTACGTTCTACTACGACGTGGGCTAGATTGTACCGTAACCCTATTCGGTTGATGACCTCAGCAAACTCATTAACCGGGACTTTGTTACAGTAATATTCAGCTACCTGTTGGCCGTTATAAAGGTTAATAACGTGGAAGGCGGAATAATCCTTTCCTCTTCCTAAAGCTGTATCTGCTCCAATGACGTATTGATATTGAGGCTCGGGCTGTTGCCAGATTCTTAATCTGCCCCGATCCTCTTTAATATAATCCTCACTGGTATTGGAAGTTACTTCCTGTAGAACTTCACCATCAACATAGGTATCACCCGTACCTTGGAAAGCGCAGTTATGGTTTACAAAACTATTTCCAATATAAGAATGGGTATCTCTTACATTGATTGGGTCGAATAGTTCTATATCCTCTATACTAGGATTTATAGTTAATATCTCTTCTACGCCCTCTGAAGCTACAAGCTTATCCCCTGGGTATAGATCTTGAGCAAAAGCCCAAGTATTATCTTCTTTTAATAACTTATGGTCAAATGAACAAGTTAAAATATTCTTATCCGTAACAATCTCTAAAAACTTTGATTTTATAGTCTTTCGTATAAAATCAAAGTCTTTAAATCCTTCTTGTGTTAAAATCTGATATTTAGACATTCCAAGTTTTTCTTGTTACTATAGCTCTAATTCCAGCAACGGTCATATTATATTCTTTATGTACTAACTTAGAGAACTGTTGTTCTTTAATAAGTAATTTACCGTTTTTACCTACAAATGGAGTAAACTCAAATTTCTCAAATCTTTCTCTAATTTCTTTTACCTGCTCTAAAGTTAGTTTAGTGTTAACTTGGACTCCCTTTCTTTCCCTAGACCATTTCTCTAAGACTTCTTTTGATAAGTAGCCAGTCTTTCCTTTATTCCAGGGAATCTTACCTTTATGTATCTTGCTCATTTTTAATTTAGTTGCGTCTGTGTGTTTATAACCTAAAGTAGTCCACAAATGGCTTTTGTATCCTCCGTGCCCAGTAGGAGTTCCATTTAATCCGTTTTTCCAAGTATCATACAACTGGACGTAGTATTTTTCTCTTTTTAGAACATCTTCATATTCTAGTATACCCTCTTCTAAAATTTCCTTAGTAAATGTATGATCTCTAAACTTTTTAGAGTATCGGTGCTCATTCATTCTTTTATTGATTCGGGCTTTGGTAGTTATGCCTATGTAAAGTTTATTATCTGATCTTGTTAATTTATACACTACAAACATGGTGAGTATTCCTTCCTAGGAATATATACTCATCCGGCGTATAAATCTCCGATTTTTTTATTGAATATTTCTCCTGTTTCTTTATCCCTAACAGTTATTAAAGTGTTATACCCAACGCACTCATATTCGCTGAGCCACTTTTTAATAGGAATGTTCGATCGGGTAATCTCTTCCCACTCGTCAACATTAAGCCCCTTGGACTCCATTTCCTTATAAAGGTGTTCGTATCCTGGATGTCGCTTATACTCTGGGTGATCTTGCCAACGGATGTCAATAGCATTAAAAGTGTTGGTCTTTTCAATAGCGCCGAGATACATTTTGTGGAACCAGTTACCAACACCGTTAACCGTAGATAAGGCGAACACTCGACCACCAGTTGAAATCGTAGGATAAGCAGCGGCCCAAATGGTATCAATATGCTCAATGAAAGCAGCTTCGTCCAGAATAAGTAAAGATCCCGCTAAACCTCGGCCAGCCTCTTTACCAGAAGCTCGGGTACGGATAACAGAGTTATTCTCTAGCTTGAAAGTATGCTTGTTGCTTTCTATGATCTTGGGTCTAAAGAACGAGGGTAGCTCATCATACATGATCTTAACCCGGTCCAATAGTTCCGTAGCCTCGATGTCACCTTTTGAGAGAACAGGTATGGTTTTATACTCTTGGAAGACTATAATCCATAGCGCATAAGCAGCCGCAATTGTAGTGCATCCAGCCTGCCTAAACTTCCGAAGTATATTAAATCTGTGGGTCTCAAGATCATCTATAATTTTAGTCTGAAAAGGGTAAAGTTTAAACGGCACCAAGCCTCTAACAGGGTGAACTACCTTGATGTACTTGGAAATAAAGTAGATCGGGTCCTTCTTGCACTTAAGGTACTCTGCAAAGTAGTCGTTAACGGTGGGCTCAGTGGTCATAACACCTAATTATAGTAATCTCAATGAAAATATATTCAGTCATCTGCACAAGAAGTAAGGACAATATCACTGATGTCTTCAGGAACCTGTTAAAATTCTACGGGTCTTGTGATATTACATCCTATGTAGTCTGTGGAGCAAGCTCAATTTTCCGTTCTTACGCTAAAACGGTCAAGAATTTGGACTTGAAGGACGATGATGTAGTAATTTTCTGCCACGATGACCTAGAAATCCACGAAAAACCAGAAAAGTTCGTGGAAAAGATCACTTCAGAGGTTAAAAAGCCTGGAAGAGCGTTCGTTGGCTTAGCAGGAACCACGTTTTTAGGTCCAGAAGCTATTTGGTGGGATCAAAACTTGTGGAAACAAGGCTTCCATAGAGGAAAAGTAACCCACCTAGACAGATTCAAACAACCTTTCTTGACAGATTATGGCCCAGAAGGTGAAGTAGTAGTTCTAGATGGCCTATTCCTAGCCTCTACGGGCAAGTTCCTTAATCAATTCAACCTAGAAAAGCCAGCTTACTTCCAAGCAGACTGGGATTTCTACGATCTCCATTACACAAGCACAGCGTACCTGAAAGGACACAGTAACTTTGCTATGAGACTAGACGTAATTCACCATTCTAGAGGAGAGTTAGCTGGGAGAGCCTCTTGGTACATGAATAGAGACGCTTTTATTAAAAATACACCTTTACCTTTGAAAGCGAACCTTAAGGAACTAATATGAACACAAGCGGATTCGATTTGGAAAAAAAGATTGAAGACTTAAAACTAATTATAATCAACCTCAATGAAAAAGTAGAAGAACAAGAAAAGGAAATAGAGAAGCTAGAAAGAGAGCTTGATGATTTACATAGAGCCAATACATTTAATTAAAAAATGCTTTTTGCTTTTAAGTACCGGCAAAATTTTTTTAGGGTTGGTTAGATTGGGACTTTGAGTAGGAGTCCCTTGAAGTTAAAATAAAGGAGATAAAAATTATGATTAACACAGAAGAAAGATTTTTTGAGCTAGTAAGACTATTCATCCAAATGGGCAGAACACCGGAAGAAGCTTCTAATAGCGCATTAGAAGTAATACGAAGATATACAGAAGCTAGAGAAAGAGGTTGTCAGGTAACACCAAAACCAGTATTACTTACAGAAAGTAAACCTATTAACCCAACGTATTATACTAAAGACCCTGAGTTTAACCAATTTTAATATAAACGAGTTAAAGGAGTCCCTAAAAGCTGGGGACTCCTTGTATTTTAGGGAAGTTAAAATGAGATTGGAGTCCCTTAAGTTAGTTTGATGTTACGACCTTTAAGATTAAAATTTATAGCATGGTTTAGTGGAGGACCCGAACCTGAGTTACCGGGCTATTCTTTACCAGGAATAAGGATGGCAGCTTCAATATACGGACAAAGCGGGTTACGAGGATTATTGAGGATGTCTAAAACAAATAGGAGTCCCTTGAAGTTAAAAAATGGAAAATAAGAAACTAGAGGACTTTGTTAAGGCATTGCTGGGGGAGAGTAAGTTCAA